GTGATAGTGATGGCGGCGTTAAGCCGTGTGCTCGCCCCAGCCCCCCCCAGGGGGGGTTGGGGCAAGCGTTTCAGGCGCTTGCCTGACCATTATTTTTCTTGCCCACCCTGTAAAGGGTGGACAGAGTCCAGGCCACATCTCCTGGACATTGAACCCGCGCCCTGTTGGGTGCGGGTGAAGCCGCCGCGCAAGCGGCGGTACGTCCCCGAAGGGCGATTGGCTGATTTGTTTCAGCCACGCGACTCTGGGGACACACTCCTGCGCGATGCGTGGGAAAGTTTCCTAGGCGTGCCCCTCCCATCTGCCACCAACCCGCGGCCGCTCACGCTTGCCGGGATGCGCGAGCTATACGTTTACCTCACGGAGCTCGCGCCTGGCGGGGACGCGGGGCCTTACCACGCCGGGTTCAACCGGGCCCAGGTCGAGGCCGCGATTGCGACGTTTGAGGCCACGCTTCCTCCAGAGATGCTCGCACCCCGCCGGCAGCGGGTCGAGGTGCCCCCAGACATGCTTGAGCTGCTCTACGACGCCAAAGGTTGGGATGACATACCGGGCCCAGGCATGCGCGACATCTTCCGGGCCATGTGGACCAAGCTGCGGAAAGGGGTAAACGATGCTTTCATCCCGCTTGCGCAGTGCCGCGACTGGATCACACAGAACCTAAACCCAGGCATCTCTGTTAAAGAGGCTGTCTTGGCGTTCATCACTGGTGGCCAGAACGCACTGCGTGGGAATGCTGCAGTCCTTGCAGCGAAGGTGCTTGCGCTGCTCAAGCCAACCACCCTCGCAATCATTCTCTCTCAACATCGCAACACTACTGCCGGTTGGGTGCTCACCCTAACCGCACTTGTGGAGCTGTATGCCGGCCTTGGCCCCATCTGCGAATGGGTAGTTGACCTGTTAAAAGCGCTGCTTGAGTTCGCTGGTGGGGTTGCTGGATGTATTTTTGACCAGTTCACCACCTGGTATGGTCGACTGACGCAGTCTGAGGGGCCAGCAGGGTATGCGGCCGTGGGTGCAGGGCTCATCGGCCTCATCTACCTGTGGTACGCGGGTCGACTCCCTGGCACCAGCGCAACCACACGCCTGCTCAAGGCGTGTGGGGCGGTCACCACCGGCGTTGGGGCAGTGCGCGCAGTCAAGTGGATCATTGACATGTTCCGCGAGCAACATCAAGCTGGCATGGTGCGTATGTTCATGGCAAGAACAGCAGCGCTTCTCGACTGCATTGAGGAGAACCCATCTCCCAACAGTGAAGAGGCGCGTGGGTGGTTGTCTAGCCTAGAAGTGATTGCGGGGGAGGGGGAGGAGATGCTCTTACTACTTGGTGCGTCGCCCCTTGCCGGCATGGTTCGCAGTATGTGCGAACGGGTTCAGGGTGCAGCCTCAGCCATGCGAGCGCACCTTGCACTCAATACCACCCGTAAGCAACCAACAATGGTTGTCTTTGGGGGCCCACCTGGCATTGGTAAGACCACTCTCTGCCATGCCATTGCTGCCAAAATGGGACTGCCCACCTCCACTTTCAGCCTGCTCAATGACCACCACGACACTTACACTGGCAACCCTGTCGCAATTTGGGACGAGTTTGACACGGATAAGAACGGCGACTTTGTCGAGATGGTGGTGTCCCTAGTGAACACCCAGCCGTGCCCGCTGGACTGTGACAGGATTGAGAACAAGGGTCGGGTGTTTACCAGCAGCATCATCTTGGCCACCACCAACTACGCCACCCCTGTCCTCCCGGAGCACCCGCGATCTGAGGCCTTCTGGCGTCGAATCATGTATGTTGACGTCAAGTGCGCGGACTACGAGAAGTGGGTCCGGGACAACCCTGGCAAGCCTGCCCCCCCCACCCTGTTTAAGAGTGACTTCTCCCACCTGCAGATGACCATCCGACCGTTCATGGGCGTGGACGACCAAGGCACGCTTCTTGATGGCCGCACTGCTCGGGGCACAAGCGTGACCCTCTCTGGGATTGTACGGCGCCTCAACAAATCATATAAGGCTGAGGGCGGGCCGCCTAAGCGCCACCTCTGGGTGCAGGTTCCGCATGACCAACTAGAGCAGTCGGCCGGCGCATTGCGGGGGTGGAGGGTGTGGGCTTGTGCCCCTTGTGAAGTAGTGGTGTCGCCTGAAAGTTGCCGTGTGGTGAACGGGTCTGGGCTCAACACCATCTTCGTGGCAAGCGTGCCACCAACAGTGGAGCAAATGGAGTTTTGTCTCCACGTGCCAACCAAAGGCATGGCCAACATCCAACCAAATATGTCCCGAGCGTTTGACAGCTCAATGTGGGGGTCTCCACTCGACCTGTTTGTCCACAACGTGTCAGTGTCGTCCTCAACCATGCGCGACATCGTGTTCGGTGTGAGCGGTGCCACTGTCCACGTATGGGATGACCCCAAAACCATGCCCGTCATACCTGTCACACGCACTGTGGTCGCTGCCGGCCTCCCTGCAGTTGTGGCTGGCATATGGCGTCACGTGTGCTGGCGCTCGGCGCCTGGTGCAGTGCGCGCAATGAGGGCTGCATGGTCTGGCGGGATAGACAACTTCATCGACTGTTTCCGGGCCTTGGCAGGGACGCGCTTCACGGCAAACCCAGTTTCCACCCTGTTCCGCACGCCCGGTGGTGACATCTCCCTTTACACCTACAAGGAGGGAATGTACGTGTGTGCAACACCAGGCAGGGTGCCTGTTGTGGGGGGTGGAGACTTTCCAAACCTTGGCACCTCCATACCAGACAACACAAGCTGGTGGGATTTGCTGTCCCTTTTCCTTGATGTGCTGGTCACCAATTATCTGCCCCTCATCCTCGTCGGGGTGACAATGTACAACGTGACCACGCTGATGCGCCGCGGCCAGGGCCACGCGGAAGCGAAGGGCAAGACAAAACATGGTCGCGGTCACGCGTTGCGCGACAGTGAGTACGAGGAGTACAAGGACCTGATGCGCGACTGGCGGCGTGACCTCACTGTGGCAGAGTTCAGGGAGATTCGCGACCGCGCGCTTGCTGGCGGCAATGACGCTGCATCCCAGCGGTATCGGGCGTGGCTAGACGTGCGCGAATTGCGCATGCAAAACAATGCCTACCGTTATGACGTGGTGGACGTGATTGGCCGCCAGGGGCACACGGTGCAGGCAGTGCGGCAGGACCTCATCCGTGCACCCCGCAAGCCACTCCGGGACGACTATGAGGATGCTTACTGCATGGAAGGGGCTGGCTCCCCTTTGGTGCCTGTGATCACTGGTGGCGTGCGCGTGGGGTGGGCGTGCCACGTTGGGAATGGCCGCTTTGTCACGTGCGCACACCTTCTTGACGGCACCACCACTGTGGCAGATGATGTCCCAAGGGATGTCGTGATCCACCAGGACACCGCGCAGTTCCGCACTAACTTCAACGGCCCCGCATACCAGCTTGGCGAAGGGCTCCCAGAGTACTTTTCCGGCCAGCGCCTCCCAGTGCGCGTCATTGGCGAGGGAGTGTTTGAGACATCCACGACCACTGTTGATGGTTGGCAGTACTCAGTTGTCGCGGGCGTTGACACCTGCCCGGGCGATTGCGGACTGCCACTCTTCAACGCCCGCCACCAGCTCGTTGCAATCCACGCCGCGTCCTCAGTGGACAGGTCTGTCAAGCTTGCCAACCGTGTGTTTGGCGTCAAGGGGACCGCCAATACCTTTGCGTGGAAGGGACTCCAGGTCAAGGAATCAGGCCGGAACGTGGGCGGCATGCCAACTGGCACCCGGTATGGGCGGTCACCAGCACACCCCAAGCAGCAGGAAGGGGAGACGTATGAGCCTGCGCCGCTGGGCGCGGGTGACCCGCGCTATACCCACTCCCAGGTGGAAATGCTGGTTAACGGGTTACGACCTTACCAGGAGACGCCCCCTGCCGCGTTTGACCTCAACATACTGCGTGCGGCCGTCAACCACTGCCGCGGGTACATTCACTCTGTCATTGGGAACCACCGCAGCCCAAATCTGCCATTTAACCTGGCGGCTGGCAGCATGGATCGGGCGACAGCAGCAGGCCCGTTCGTGGCAGGTTTGAAAGGAGATTACTGGGATGAAGACGCTGGCCGCTATGTTGGTGCGCTCGGGGACCACATTGAGCGCACGTGGGACGGCGCAGCGCGCGGGGCACCACCATGCAATGCGTATAAGCTTGCGCTAAAAGACGAGCTCAGGCCCATTGAGAAGAACCAGCAAGGGAAACGGCGACTTCTGTGGGGGGCCGATGCTGGGCTGACGTGTTGTGCGGCTGCCGTTTTCACTGGGGTCGCGAACAGGCTGAAAGAGGTCGTGCCGCTGACCCCGGTCTGCGTTGGGATAAACATGGACTCAGCCCAAGTTGAGGTCGTCCACCGGGCCCTTCAAGACCGGACAGTTTACAACGTAGATTACACCAAGTGGGACTCCACAATGCAGCCAGCCATCATTGCTGAGGCAATACAGATTATGTGTGACTTGTCAGAGGACACCCCGATGACAACAGCAGTCGGAAATGCGCTCAAATCACCTGCTCTCGGGTTCTTTGAGGACATAGTGTTCACCACGCGCACCGGGCTCCCGTCTGGAATGCCATTCACCTCCCAGATCAATTCACTATGCCACATGATCTTGATTGCGTACTGCATCCTGAAGGTCTACCACACGGCTGAAGTGGCGTACCCTGGCAACATCTTCAATGGCGAAACCATCTTCACGTATGGCGACGACGGGCTGTATGGTTTCACGCGCGCCACTGCATCGGTGTTTGAGCATATCATTGAGGTCATGAGATCCGTGGGCCTGCAGCCAACAGCCCCAGACAAGTCCCCCGAGATCAAGCCGGTCACCGGGGACCCAGTGTTCCTTAAGAGATCAATCCACCGGTATGCTGATGGTCGGGTGCGCGCTCTAATTGACCCTACGAGCCTGACTCGGCAGTGTTATTGGGTTAAGGGTCCCCGTCACCGAGACCCCCGGGAGGTGACCTACCCTGACCCCGTTATACGCGGGGTTCAACTTGACAACGTGCTCATTGCTGCCTCCCAACACCCCATGGACGTATGGGAGCCCATCTACCAGCTTGTGATCAAGACAGCGGCAGGCGAGCGGGCACCGCTCTCTATATTGGACCGCCACCAGGCCAACGCCGCGTACATCATGTGGTACAGCGGTGCTACCAGCGGTGGCGACGCCGCCAGCGATGAGGCTGGCGACAAAATAGTGTTTGTGATGGAGGGCGATCGTGCGCCCGCGCCGTCCACCGCTCCGGCGGTGGACGGCGTGGTGGGGCCCAATGACTCTGCCCTTGTGCCAACGGGCGGCCCTGCGCCATCTGCAGCGGCCCAGGTGGCTCAGGTTGCTGCCGCCACGGGCGCCGTGAGTACCAACGTGCCGCCTGATATTGGAATGACTTTTGTGATGTTGACTCAGGTCACTTGGACTAGTCGGCAGCCGCAGGGCACCCTCCTGGGCTCCCTCCAACTTGGGCCCGGGATTAACCCGTACATTGCGCACATGGCGCGTATGTACACAGTGTGGTCTGGGGGGTTTGAGGTCCGGCTGACCGTGGCTGGCTCTGGGATATTTGCCGGACGGGTTATGGCGGCACTCGTCCCCCCCGGCATCTCCCCAAATGAGGTGCGTAACCCGGGCGCTTTCCCACACAACATTCTTGACGCCCGTACCACCTCACCCATCACGATGGTCATCCCTGACGTGCGCCCCGGCGACTACCATGGGCCCGGCGACAACACACCAACAACATCAATTGGCCTGTGGGTCTTCAACCCCTTGATCAACCCGTTTGCCGGGGGCAGTGCAACAATCACCAGCGTTACCATCACGGTGGAAACCAGGCCTTTGCCAGAGTTCACGCTCGCCATCCTCAAGCCTCCCGACCAAGAAACTGTCGACGGCGCCCACCCCAACGGCCTATTGCCCCGTCGGCTTGGCCGATCCCGGGGTAATCGGGTTGGCGGCGTGGTGACGGCGCTGTCTGTGGTGTCGATTGTGGACCAAGTGAACCACCATTGGAACGCTAGCGGCGCCACCTACGGGTGGAGCGTCGGGCCCCCCGCCCCGCTGGTCTGCAATGTGGACAATGGGACTTACACTACCGGGTACCTCAACATAGACGCAGACTCCAAGGGACCCATCATGCCCAACATTCCAAACAACTGGCCAGATTTCTGTGTCAGCTCAATTGACCACACAGGCACCACCGTGGGCCAGTGGAACCAAGGGGGTGTGGTTGGCAACATCAACTTCTTCGATGACAATTGGGACGTGACTGAGGGTGTAGTGGCCAATGGTATGACATTTTGTGGCACGTTCGCCGGGGGCAGCGCCGTCGTCGTGACGCTTGAAAAGGAGATCAATGCTGCCAACATGGGGATAGCGCTTGAAGTCAAGGCTGGGGGCACTGCCACGAGTGCCGTGTCAAATGTAATCTTCACTCCGATGTGGCAAACAACCTCTGTATCCCGGTCACCACCAGTGGTGCCAATGTATGGCGTCCGCCGGTCGTACGGGCCCATTGGCCCTAACCACCCGGTGGTGTGGCACGAGCACCTCCTCCGGGACCACCCCACCTTGGCAAGCGTCACGTGTTCTCAACTTGCCCACACGTCAGACGTCCTCGAATCGGGACCAGTCAACGTGCCCAGTGGCCAGATGGCAGTTTTTGAAGTCAACTCCAACGGGAATACATTCCAGCTTGGAATTGCCTCTTCAGGGGTAGCATACACTGGCGGCACGCCGGGCACGGTGGTCGACCTAGACCCTGACACCACCTTCACTTTTACTGGATTGTTCACAATCAACACTGCCCTCATGGGACCGGCAGGGGCTGCAGGGTTCCGCCATGGGTAGCTGGACACAGGGAATGATTGGCCTCGCGGGCTTCACCGTCGATGCCATCACCGGGCTTGGCGCACTAGGCGTCCAGGCGCAAAATGCTGAGACAAACCGCCAACTTGCAACCCTCCAGGCCGAGGCTCTCAAGCAGCAGCTTGCTGCTAACAAGCTATCCATGGAGCAGTGGGAGAAGATTAACAACCCCGCCAGCATGCTCTCCTCTGCCACGGCAGCTGGGTTTGACCCCGTGGCCGCCATGCAGATCGCCTCACGGGGCACCGTTTCAAGGTGGCACGGCGGTGTTCAGCTGGCCCCACTCTCCCAAGTCCAAGTGGATGGCTTACGGGGCACGGCCCTGGCAAGGGCCGGCCTCCAAGCCGGCGGCACGTTCACCACTGGGGTCCGCGGCCCCTACAGGCTGCAGGCTGGTCGCCCTGTTTATCGCAGAGACTCCATCTCTTCCTGGGCTGAGTCGACATCAACTATGTCCACGCGGGTGCGGTCCCCTTCAGTGACATCCGCCTCCTCAAGCGGATCGTCAACGAGCTCACTTGGGCCCCGCCCGGTGGTCGTCATCCCAGGGTCTACCTCTGCAACTTGGGTGCCAGGCTCAGAGGCCTGATGTGCACGGGTGGGTCCACTGATGCTGGTCTTTCCCAGCCAGTCTTTCTATCTTTCCTTTCTTTGCCCTCTTTTGTTTCTGTGGCATCCTGCACGCGTTCGGGCAGGTTCAAATGCGATTAAGCGATCGCAGTGTCATGCATTTTCTTCCCTCTTGCGCTGCACACGCGTTCGGGTGCACTAAGCCATGTTAAGCGACATGGGCGCCTCCAGTCGGAGATGGGGA